AGGTTCTCGCTATAGGATTAGACATTCCCTGATCTTTAACACTAGAACCTTTAGTTTCTGGTGTTTTACCAGTTTTGGAAGGTGCGTTGACAAGTTTTGATGATCTAACATCTCCAGACGTTGATTCATCTAGATTATAGCCTATTTCATATCCAGAAACGTCAAAATCAGTTGGCTTTTGTCCTTTTACACCTGCTGATAGATTAGCAGCTTTAGCATTCTTAAGATCCTTTGCCATTGGCTTGCTACTGTTTTTTCCAGGGGCTTTGGAATAAGTTGGCTGCTGAGGCTTAACTTTGCTCTTCTTAGAATTCACTGGTGCTTTTGACATCCCGTTAGAAGATTCCTTTATTTCTTCACTAGAACTTTCATCCTCCGATTCTTCCTCTTGATTCTCTTCAGAATCCTGGTAATCAAAATCCGAAGAAGCTTCAGCGTTTTCCTCGCCAGCTTTGTTTATCGCTTCCTCTATATCTTGGATAGAATCAAAGAGATGATCCTCTGTGTTTCCGTCATCTTTTAAGATAGTATATCTTCCAGAAGTTCCGTCGATAGAGATTATTTTTCCGGTGTCTCCAGATTCTTTTATTCTAACGTAGTCACCTATATGGAATTTTTGGTCCTCGGAAAGATTATCATCGGATCCTTCAAAACTCTTGTTCTCAATTGCTTCAAGTTCTTCGTTAACTGAAGTCCACTTATTTCTAAGTACTTTAAGTTCTCTCTTCAATAACTTTTCAGCTTCTATTAATGATTCATTTTTAGAAAATTTAGGATCATTAAGGACATTTTGAACCTTAGATATCTGTTCTTCTATCTTCTGTATGTTTCCAAGAATCTCAGAACGATCGTTAATCAAAATAGACTTTACTTTAAGATCACCTTGTAAAAATTCACTCAATCCCTCAGAAATGTCATATCTTAAAGATTCTCTTATCATCTTAACAGCTTGAAGACTGTTTACGCTATAAACAGAGTTTTCTAGCATAGCTGTGTTTATCTTTTGAAGATATAACTTATCGTTCCACTTAAACAAATTAATGCATAGTCCCTCATATATTTTAGAAACTATAGATTTAGCAAAATCCATTTCAGCTATAGAATTGAAATTTTCATAAACTGAAATTACCTGGCTAACGGTTTTAAAATCGTTATATCCATGATAAGAAGAAACCTCTAATCCAACCAATTTAGCTAGATCGTGGCTGTTTCTGAATTTAAGCTCTGTTCTATCTAAGAATACACTAGCAGATTCGTTGATACCCTCTGTAACAGATATTCTTTTTTTCCCAAAAAAGAAATGAACACCGCTCTCGTTAACTCTAACATTAGGGTCCTGCAAGATAGATACCAGATTTATAAAATCTTCACCGAATTTTTCCTTAGCTTTTGACTCGGATATTTTATAAACCTTCTCGCTGTTTCCTTCGAAAATATTTCCACCCATAGAAAAAGCAAAGGAATCGCCATTTTTAGCAAAAGGTGAGAATATTTTTTCAACCTTGGATTCACCTTGTGCAACGTCAGGAAGAATTAATTTTCTAGAATCTCTTTTGCTCTCGTTGATATTAAGGAAACCTATTAAGTTTTTTACTACCGGATTGAATTTAAACCTTGAAATTTGATTTACCAACAATCCATTTGATTTCTCCTCCGATAGCATCCACTCGTTCAAACTTTCATAAAGCTCTGAATAGAATTCTCTAGATCCGCTGTTTTTTAATGAATAGATAACTTTAGAAACCTCTATCTCTCTTTCGAAATTAGCGTGGGTCTTTTTAAGACTCTCGGAAATTGATTTAACACTATTATCCCATTTTAAATTTTCAAGGTCGGCTATAAATTTTTCAAGTATAAAAAATTCCTGAACCCCCTTATCTGTCAAAAGATTTCTGTAATTCTCTAGCAATATCTTAACCTGATGGTGCTCACATATTGCAGAATTCCTTAATGTATTAACCGCTTCAAGAACTCCAAGATTTTTAATAGATTCAGATTTAAGGAACGAGTTCGTTACTTTATCGTTGCTAAGAGCAGAAAGTGACTCATTTAAAGCGCTCTCGCTTGAATTATTCTTAGCTTCAGCATTTTGCCAAGTGCCAGAATTTTGAGATCCACTTGCGGGTTTCCAAGATTCCATTAAAGTTTCAGAAAGCTTCTTAGAAGCGATCACCTCCTTTTCTCTCATTTCTGAATAGATATCAGTTCTTTCAGTTAACGTTTTACTCAGGCTAGAAACCTCACTAACAAAACCTATATTTTCTAGAAGATCACCTTGAGTGGACGCACCGCTCAAAAATCCCTCACAAAGGGATCTTACTTCAGGCGATTTTGTTGTTTCTTTCAGTCTTTTGACTTTATCTATAAACTCCATGGGTTAATTATTTTTTTCAGATTTATATATCTCTATTTTATACACTTTTTTCTATATATCACTAGCGGCATACTAATACCTCTATTTTTACTCTTATTGTTGAATGAGGATTATGCAGTATTATTCCGCCGTCTTGATAAACCGGGCCGGGCTTAACTAAATTCCACCCCATCTCTTCAGAGTCAACGGTAGTTAAATTAGGACCGCTTAATATAAGTAATTCACCCATATTAAGTGTTTCGTCACGATATGTCCAAAATATGTACTTATCCTTTTCAAGTATATTAGGTGGATATATTGCTTTTAAAGCCAGAAAAGTAACATATCCCGAATCATCGGCTATGTCTCCCTGACTTATCATAGCAAATCCTCCAGGTCTAATATTTACGGTAAATTTAGAAAAAGATTTAACCTCTAAATTTATATCATCAAGCCCTATTATTTTTTCTGGATTTAGCCTGGTCCCTTGATCCAAAACGAGGTTAGTTCTATCGAACCTAAATCCCTCTAGATTTTGTACAGCAGTACAATTTACTGGTCTAGTAGCCATTAGTTTGAAGTGAGAATTGTTAATCTAACCGGATTACCAGTAGGGTTAGTAAAGGTAATGCCTCCGATCGCAGGATTAGCTATTGGTCCGGTGTGTCCATAGTTTTCAAAAGGACTTATATTCCAGCCCTTCCACGGATAATACTGCTTAATAGCACCGGATAAAGCCATTATTTCACCCATTGGATATCTTTGATTCCCGCCATAATCCCAAAAAAGTATTTTTTCCTCTGGGTTAACGTTTAAAAGGTATTCGGCCTTAGCAAAAACAAAACTTATTTGATTGTCGCTCTCATCAAAACTACCAGTATCTATTGTGATAGAATTTTCAGGAGCAATCACAAAAGTTTGCTTCTGATAGCTTGAAAAAGAAAGCAAAGGGTGAAAGAAAGAAGCAAGGTCAAGAGAATCTACAACCTGAGCTTGCTTGTGTACATTAAAAGAGGATTTAAAAAATCTAAGCTTGTAAGGGTCGTTACCGTATTTAAAGGTCCAATTTATAACAGCAAGCTGAGATCTATTTTTTGCAACATTAGAATATCTCACTTCAAATGTGCAAGTTCCTGGTGTAAAAACAGGATTTACTGATCCACCCGAAAGATTAATCGAGGGAGTAATGGAACTAGATCCACCATCAAAATCATAATTACTTGGCCCTGTGCTCATTATATAAACTTAGGAAAAATACGGAGGTCTTCTTAGCGAGAATTTGTTATTTGAATTAGAATTCGCGATAATATCATTTCCGATTTTCTCTTCTTTTTTGTCTTCTTCCTGAACTACAGGAGCTTCTGGTAATTCATTCGGAGCTGTCAGGTCTTGATTTTCTTCGGCTGCTAACTCTTTCTGATCGATGTTCTCGTCCTCCAATTCAATCACATCCTCTAGAATTGCTTCAGGGATATCTGGAATTTCCTCCAGTTCGTCTTGAATTGGATCGGATTCAACATCTTTTACCTCCTCAGATTCAGGATCCTCGGTAATGGTTTCTTCTGGCTTTATGTAATCAACCAATGATTTTATAAATCCTAAGGCTACCAATGGTAAAATAGCTCCAGATATTATAGAAAGTATTCTTTTCTGATAAATTAAATCCTCCTCAGACAATCCAAAAAGCTCAGACCATTGTGTAAAATCCTGTATATTTATATAAGCGTAATATGTGTTACCCATAGCCTGCATGCAAGTTAAAACTATAAATAACATCCACACCAAAACTTTGTTCATTTTATCCAAAGCTATCAAAGAAGCCAAAGAGGCAGCCGCTCCTATCTCAAATGCTACAGCTAAAGATACAGAAAGCCACTTAGGGTTCGTCAAATCAAAAAATTGTACAACGTGGATCGTTGATATTATGGAAACAACAAGATACAGGGTAACAAAAGTCCCGATCACAAAATACTTTAGAAAATTACTTTTCATTGTCTTTATTTTTCTATTTTAGACTTAATCTCAGATAATGATGTTTTTCCCTTGTCAAAGTCATCCTCATAGATCAAGAAGTTAAACATGTTTTGTTTAAGAGAAGCATCTAGTTGTTCTTTGGTTAAGCAAACTTTCTGAAGTGAATCTACAGATCCAGAGATAACCTTGTTCTCCTTAGCAATTCTAGACAATTCTCTGTTGGATCCGCACTGTCTAAGCAAAATAAAAAAAGCTAGACAAAGGGTTATCCACCACGAATTAGATTTAATTTTTTCTAAAAATTTCATTTTTTTTAATTTAAAGGTTTATAATAAGTATTTATCCAAGAGTCAAACGAAAATAAAAATAGCCAGACAAGCTGGCTATTTTACTATATAGAAATCCGTTATTAAACGGCATCAATGCCTTGTTGAGCAGCAGACAATTCTTTTTGCAAATTGTTGATTACCAGATTATCTTTTCTAACGTCACCTAGAGCGACATCGAAAGATTTATAAAGCTTAATAAATTCTTGAGCCTCCTTTAATCCTGTTCCCTTCTTCTTTGAAACAAAATAGTGACTAGCCTCAATAGTTAAAGGATTCATATAAACTGTTTCGTCCTTAATTCCTTCTTTCTCTATTTTAGAGATAGTTTTAGAAATTTCAATGATACCCAAAGCTTCAGTAGAAGCCCATTCAGCATGATCGTGAATAAATTCTTTGAAAAGAGAAAAGGCGTCTTTGCTCATAGAGATAGCATAAACTTTCTTAGAGAACTCAGCTTTTCTTTCCTCTATTTCTTTACTTATTTTAGAAACTTTAGCCTCGTCAACATTTACTCTAATTCCATCCATCTCCATAGTTGATTCCTCGGATGGTAGTCTTTCTAAATTAACAGTAGAAGCTAGTTGATCTACATTTACGGGGTTTTCTTTGGTTTTAACTTTTGTCATTTGCGTATTTTTAAGTATTATATCGGTTTATTGGAATTTTGTTTCCTAAAGAGAAAATATATCCAATTCATTTCTATTCTGATCAAGATAAGCTCTCAAGGCAAATCTTAAATCCTTTGCTGGATATATTTTTGCAGGTCCATCTGGTCCTATGTGAACCAAAAAGCCACCTCCTGTTTCAATACCAAGTTCGTCTTCTAAAATTAGTCTATAGAGGGAGATCTGAATTGAATATTCATTATGCTGATTTTCATACAGCGTATTGAAGGGCCTAAGTAATTTTTTATATCTTCCTTTTGGATGCTCGTCGTGTTTAAAGTCTTTGTTCGTTTTCCAGTCACCTATTAAAAGCAGTGGTTTTGCCATTTTTTCGTCCCAGAATAAAAAAGGCTGATCGATAGTACCAGCTAATCTCCACTTCTTGGAGAATATTTTAAGCTCGGATTGAAGTGGTACAAGATTTTTAAATTTTGCTTCATAAATATCCAGAAACTTATTTACTCTCTCTAGTACTTCAGGGTCTTCTGGTTTTTCCTGTGTTGGATCCTCCCAAAAATTCTCTATCCACTTGTGAACCTTGGTACCTAAAGAGGAAGCTTTAGTAGCTGCTAGTGTCCACTCTTTTTCTATTAAAGAAACATCAACTCCTCTCTGCTTAGCTTTTTCTCTTAGCCAATATTCTCTCTGAAATGGCTCCTTGAAAGTTTTAAGGAAAGTTGTTACCGAATCGTACTTTACACCAGAATAAGTGTAAACGTGAGATTCCTCCTCAAAAACAAACTTATTGTCTTTGAAAACAGAAAGTTTTTTTTCCAAGATTTCTCTTTCATGCTCTAGTCTTTCCCTCATTTTTTCGCAAATTAAAAAATCCAGCTCAATAAAAAATAAATAAAAGTGGATGGGACAGCTACGAAGTAAAAAAGCATCTTCCAGAAATTGAATTTATTAAATATGAAATAATAGACAATCAGATATGAAGAATAATCCGTGTTTTCTATCGGATCAACAGAAACAGTTATCATTTCTTCCAATCCACAATTTCTCATGTATTCATTTATTGGTTTCATCTCTTCAAAGACAAAAGGAAGTCTACTCTCCTTAGGAATATCCGGAGACATGGTAACCTGGGGCGGTAAATTTACTACAGTGTAAATCCTGCAGAGCCAATCGTATCTTAAATTTTTTCTAGTCCAGACTATTGAATTCATAGCCTCGCTCTTTACTATTTCTCGGTACTTAAGATAAATTATAAATTCTTTTATTGCGGGAAACATTTTTTTTATTTTTTATATTTGTTTTTTCTGCTATTGTTTCTTGATCTTTTTCTTGATCTTAGCTCTAGCCCTTCTTATCCTAGTAGCTATAGATCTCTTTTTAATTCCATATTTTTCAGCAATGTCTTTGTACTTCATGCCGTTTATTTCCCGATCTATCATTATATCCCTATACAAATCAGGCAGATCACGTATTTCGTCCAGTACACCCTCATAAAAGCTTTCTAGTGATCCCTCCTCGTCATTGAAAGCGTAGTCGGCACTATCTTCTAGCCTATAAAATCCAGGTATAATGGAATCATTTTTGCTCGAATGGTAATCAAGCTCCTGATCATTCTGAGAAACGTATCTTTTATTTGATTTTATTAACAGCAAGCTCTCATTCCTTGCTATATTATAACACCAGGTGGAAAAATTAGCTCTATCTTTATCATATTGATCTATCTTAGACCATATTTTAGACATCGTGTTTATAAAAGCATCCTCTGCCTGCTCCTTATCCTTAAGTATAACGTAGCAATGATTCATGATGCCTGGTTTCAATCTATCGAAAAGACCAACAAAGCTCTTTTCGTCCCTGGAATCAATGAATATCTGCGCTAAGCTTTGGATGTTTTTTTCTTTTATCATCTATTATATGTTTTACAATTTTACAATTTCAACACCACCCATTAAAAGAAAAGGGATGGATTCAGTTTTTCTATACAGATCAGTAAAAACCACTCTTTTTATCCCAGCCTGTATAATAAGTTTTGAACATTCAAAACATGGGGAAAGAGTTACATAGAGGGTTGATCCATCAGAGCTCAGGGTGCTTTTCGAAAGCTTAGTTATAGCATTAGCCTCCGCGTGAAGAACCCAAGCCTTAGTATTATCATCGGAATCCTCACATTCATTAGGGAATCCAGTTGGGGATCCGTTGTAGCCATCAGAGATTATAGATTTATTTTTAACCATTATGCAGCCAACCTGAGCTCTCTTACACCTTGAATTTTTACTCCAAACTTTGGCCATCTCAACATATATGTTATCCAGTCTTTCAGACTTTTCGTCCTCAAACAAAGAGTCACCCGAAAAAACGGCATACCCGTCGCCAATTGGTTTAATTCTCCATGTCAAGTTTTCAGAGAAAAAAGAATCATTAAGAAACTCCAGATCGGCTTTAAATACTTCATTATTTATCATTTAAGCAAATATAATGAATAAAACCGCAGTTCCCCAGATGGAAAACTATATTCTTCTAGAATCTGGTCGGAAAGGTTCGGGGTCGTAAATGGTTAAAGGCCCCTTTAGTGATTTAGCTATAGAGGCCAAAAAAGATTTTACTTCGTCCATATCAGATCCACCAAAAGGGGATTCAGATTTAGTCTCTTTTTTAGTCTCTTCTTTTTTAGCCTCCGGTTCCTTTTTACTTTCATCCGTGGAAGGAGCTGATTTAGCAGAGGACTCTAAAGAAGAAATAGAATTAATTACATTACCCGATGAGGTATCTGAGGTATTAGCTGGGACGTTCTTAATTTCCTGAGGTTTTGGAGAAAGCTTAGATTCATTTTTCTCAAGAACGTTAGCAGATTGTTTTTTAGAAGATTCTTTTTCCTCCTTGGCTTTGTTAATGAGAGCAGGTGTACCAGGCATCTTAGAATTTAAAATCTCAGCTCTAGGCTCCACAGAGGGAGCTATTTTTAGAGACTGCTCTAATTTTTCTTCTACTGAGTATTTATTAGAAAAGCTATCTAAATTGGGTGACGAGTTTAATATCGAACCCCCTTTGGTCTCAGCTGTAACTTCTTTTTTGTCGGGATTTACATCACTGGGACTGATTTTTAAATCCTCTATTTTTTTATCAGGTGTTCCTAGATTTGGTTTATCTGTCTTTTCTTCAGCTGACCTTTTAGGTAGCAAAGAATTTAAAGAATCCTTATTAAAAGAAGATTTTACACTTTCTACCTTTTCGGCTACACTGTCTAAGAGGCCAGATTTTTTAACCTTCTCTAGTAAGCCAGATGGGTTAACAATTGATTTAAAGTCGGGTTTCTCAGTTTTAGCTTCCTGCTTCTCCGACTTGGTATCTTTAACCTCGTTTAAACTTGGCTCATTTTTAATCTTAAAAGACTCGCTATTTTCACCTTTCTGAGAAAGTTTATCCTCGCTTTTTTGCACCTCCTCCTTAACCATCCTGTCAATTTCTCCAGGGGTCTTTTCAAGATCGGGATTCTGTAGGATTATTTTTTTACGAATAGTATCCTCTTCTTCCTCTGAAACCTTAACAACCTTCTTACTTACCTCCGGTTTATTTTCTAAAAAGCTAGCAGTCTGCTGTTTTTTCTCAGCTACAGCGGGTTCTGGTTTAGCAGCGGCATTATTTATTTCACCCTTGTTAGTGCTTTCGGGGCTAGGAGTCAATTTAGATAAAACAGGTTCCTTCTTGTTTGCAGATGCGTTATTTACTAAAGGCTCTTTTTTCTCCTGACTTACAAATTTAGCAGTTTCTTTTTTAGTCTCCTGTTTTTTTGCTTCTTCAGCTTTCTGTGGATTCTCCTGCTTAGGTAAAGCTGCTATTCTTTCTCTTAAAGTCAGTGCTGAATTTAAAACTTTTGATTTTTCAGATTTAAAAGAATCGTTTAGTTTCACATCATCGACACCGGGTAGTCCAGATTCCGATTCTTTTTTAAGAGATTCTATCTTAGCATCAAGGTCAAAATACGACATATCACCAAAATCGTTCGATGATTTTATTTTTATCTTACCGCTTTCGTCTATTTTATAATAAACAGATTCTTTGTCGCCGTCGGACTCGAACGACGGATAAAAATTGTCAGCATCTAATGCAAGATCAGCAGACTCCACATCTGTCAAAGATACGGAAAGCGGATTTTTTGAGTCCGCCACATTGGATTTCTTTTTCTCATCATTTACTACAGAATCCAAATTTCTAGAAGGATTGAGTAATTGATCAGATAATTTATTATTTTCAGCCATGCTATACTGCTTATATATTTAATATCATCTTCTCAAGGTGAAAACATTCTTTTTGCCACTTGAAGATAGGATAGCGTCATTCTCGGATTCGATAGAGACGTTAATTTTTTCTATCCATATTTGATATTCATAATAAGGTATATTCTCTACCCACTCTGGGTCGAGACCGTGCTCATTCCACAATCTGAACTTAATATCAAAGAAGTTCTCTAAAGATATCTGAAATAATGAAAAGTGATCTAATCCCTCGGGGAAAGGTTATTTCAGCGGTGACCTCCCTTCCACCGCATTTTGGACATTTAACCGTAGCTTTGGGTTTAGTTCCTACTTTAATCCTTTCAGAGAGCTCAAAGTAGATATAAAATTCCTCCTTGGTCCAATTATCGGACTCCCTCATCTGACTTAAAATGACCTGATCGGAAAGATTTCTCCATTCGTCAAAAATGAAAGGAGCTATTTTTAAAAAAGAATCGTCTATTTCTATTTTATTTTTAACACAGTATCTAGTGAAATCTACTATCTTCTGAGTTACTCCCAAGCTGGGGATATACATTTTTATCCTTTTATCCAACTTCTTAACATCGAAAATAAAGCATCTTTCATCAGAACTATAATGTTTAAACACCTCGTTATCTATATCATAAGATGATAAAACCCCTGTTCTCAATTCAAACCCGTTCTTAACTGGACATTCCTTCTTTTCACACTCGTTCTCAGGTATAAGCACTACCGAATTTTCTCCCTTAGTGAAAGTAAGATCTCGTATGGCTAATATTAGAAAAAACCTATCCTCCGTTTTAATGTCTTTAGATGAAACTACACCCTCGCCAGGAAACTCCATCCTAAGACATTTATCTAGAATATACTGAAGCTTGTCGTCAATATCCAATCTATCCTCTTCGTCTATAGTGGAAAAGTGTCTTATTTCCTTAACGCTAGCAGCTCTGATAGCTATTTTGGTTTCATTAGGATAAAATAAACCACTAGACGGTAAAATCTCCATAGGTATATTCTTCCAGCCAATTTCACCTGGAGTTAGATTTTGGGATTTCTGTGCAATCTGTGCCTGCGCAACTTTCTGTGTGAAAAATTGGGATTTACCAAGAGAGTTACCAGTAGCAATCTCAGGGGAGACTGCGGGTTGAGCTGGTGCAGATTTTTCAGTTTGAATTGGATTATCTTGCTGGATAATCTCCTCTTTCTTAACATCGGGAGAATCGAATTTAATTCCAGACTTCATCTCCCTTTGTTTTAATATTTCTTCGGGCGAAAGATCGAATTCCATATTTTAATTTTTTAAGGTTATACTTATTTATATAACAAAAAAACAAAAAAGGCGCAAAAAAAATGCGCCTTCTTAGAAAATAAATAGATTATATTAAAGAAATAAGTCCTCCCAATAGTCACATTTCCACTGTACACTAAGTGAATATATGTTATTACCTTGGTCATAATCAAGCTCCATAGGATTTATCGCTTCACTTATAAAACAAACAGGGATTCTTATTCTTCTGAAAACATCACCTTGTTTATTGAAAATCGAAACTAATATTCCACCGACGTAATCTCTCTTAAGACCCATGGCACCCGTAAGCGGATTGTAAATAAGATCTGACCACTGTCTAAGTATTTTATAGACTGTCATAGAATTAGAGTCATTAAGGTTAACCTCAAATTCTATAGTCAAATCCATATCTGAAGTAGAAGGCTCACCGCCAGCATATCTTCTAGTAGCAAATTTGTAAAATTGCTCAACAGGAGCGCTGGGCTGTAAATCTACGGCCAAGCCGCTAATACTTTTAACTTGTTGGGTCAGAACGAATTCTCCCTGAAATTGTGTGTTAGATTCAACTATAGCGCTAGGTGGGGTAATCAAAACCTCGAATTGGTTTAGATAAACCGGCTCATATAAATTTCTAGCTGCCGTTGATTGTGTCCAATGTGGTAAACCTGCCATCTAATTAATTTTTTTTTATAGAAATAAATCCTCCCAGTAATCAACTGCCCATTCCATAGAATCTATCTTGTAGATTTCCTCGGATGTATAGTTTAATCCCATAGCGGAAATAGCTTTTATAGGAAAGCAATCCCTGCACGTAACCCTTCTGTAAACGTCACCGTTTTTATTAAACATAGATACAACTATAGTTCCAGTGTAATCTCTTTTAACACCCATTGCTCCTGTAAGAGGATTGTAAATAAGGTCCGTCCACTGTCTCAAAGTTTTAAACACATACATTGAATTAGCATCGTTAAGGTTAATTGTAAAGCTTAACGACAAATTCATAGCAGTGGTATCTGGTTTTGCCCCCGCATAATTTCTTTTCGCGAATTTGTATTTCTGCGTAGAAACTCCTGGATTTTTATCGAGAGCTAATCCGGAGACTTTAGTAACGTGTTCAAGCAATATAGGTCCACCGCCAACAGGGGCTGGTGGTTGTATGCTAACTTCAAACTGATTTAGATAAACCGGTTCGAAGTTGTTCATGGAAGCCATTGAACTCGAAAAATGTGGTAAATTTGCCATAGTCTAAATTATTTATCTTAACTTCATAAACTGATGAAATTCATTAAACGAAGTTAATGAATCCGCCAGATGCAATACCACCAGTTCTTGTAACAGTTATTCTGTTGATGAATTTCTGTATACCTCTAGCTGGCTCTATTATTATATCAATAACTCCCATATTCATATCTATAATGGCTGGTGTGTTATTCGATGAATCCATAACAGTTTTATAAGCATAGATTCCACCGCCTGCTCTCACTCCGTCTAGGTAGTTATCAACTAAAGTTTTAATCTCAAGTCTTATAGAATCCTCGTTAAAGTCAAACAAGTAGTTGCCGAGTATTTGCTCAACGTCTGTTTCTATACTAATTAGCAAATCTCTAACGTGTACAAGGTTGT